AGAGCAGAGGATACTGAACTCCCTAGGGTAACCCAAGGGGGAAGTTCCTTCTCGCCGGGAAGGCGACTTGTCGGTTTACAGAAACTGCGAACCGGGATGTAGTCTAACCACTCCATTTTATTATTCTCAGGATTGAACCTGAAGAAATGCTCCGTGTAGAGACCATACGTTCGGCTGATGAAATCAGTCGACGTAGAGAACTCTCCACCAAAGAAGCGATGTAGTGCACGATAGGCGATTATGAATCGATCTGACGACATGGTAACCATATCGTCGCCACAAACCATAAAGGGAAAATTCTGGTTGATTACCCCATTGCGGGTGTAATCACCAATAATATTCACGATCTGGGTTGTGAAGAAAGCCTCCAACTGAGACGAAATCTTCGCCTCAAGTTCACGAGCCGTAGATGCTACGTTCGTGTCACCGAGGAGGAATCTAGCATTCATAATCAGAAAGTAATTGTATAGGTTAAGAAGTAACCAAGACATAGGGTGACCCATCTGAGTCCCGTTTGTCTGGTGAACCTTTACTTGGTCGGGGTATTCTAAATAACCCTCGGCCAACATGTCTGGAGCCGAAAGTTCCAGGCGTAGTTTAAGTAAGGGGTCTTTACACTTTTCCCATACAGAGAAAAAGAGTCCAGAGCAGAAACCCTCGAGAAGCTCGAGGGGTATCTTGTCTGTAGCCTCTTTCATGTCCGCAGAGTATAGCAAAAGGGAACCCTTTGCTAAGGCTTCTACATTCTCCTTCCGCTCAACCCAGTTGAAGAAAGGGCGATGGGCATCCTTATTGAAGACAGATATATGACCACTTTTTGCGAAGGACCTCCGCAAAAGTGTACGCCATATATGACCTCCAATAAGGTTGTCAATCGGTAAACAAGACAAGATCCTTGCCTTGTATCCCTGTTCCTCAACCGAGATGACCCGTGTGGGTGGATGATTGAACTCAATCATTCGAACACGAGTATCTCCAACCACTTTGGCAGTAGATTGGATATAAGTCGGATCCAAGGCATCGCTTTTCTTAAAAGCGATCAACCTTTGGCCTGATGAGGCTAGCCGTTCGGCCTCCTCGTCAGTAAACGGCTTATACCAATACAAACCTAGTGGAACGGTCGCAATCTCCTTCTCTGGAACCTTCTCTTTCAATCGATAACTATAAAACGTATCAAAGATACGCTTCATATTATTATGATTTGGAAGAAGGTCCTTCAGAGAACCCTCATCTCGGTCTTCCTCGCTCGGGACCTCATAGGTACCCGAAGATCGTGAGGTAAGCCAGTCCTCTAACGGTTCCAGCCCACTATTATTTTTAAGAAAACTAATAGTGGCAGCTACTCCACCCCCCTTTGAAAGGGGGAAGGAGTACTCAGCTGAATTGCTAGGACTAAAATGAATATCT